CATATTGTCATAACGGGCAGTACGCTGCATTCTCTTTTTAAAGAGTAGTCACCTTACTCTTAGGGGAGGTAACCCCCAATGAAGTCGTACACTTCCCGACTACACGTGGACTCAAATCCACAATACAAATTAGCGAGTTCAGAATCACTCATGTACACATTCAAAATGTGCTCATAAGGAATCGACCCACCCTTTGGAATATTAACCGATCCAACCAGCTCTTTAGCATGGTTCTTCCAACAATATGAAATAAAGTCCCAGATTAACCCTCTGGACTTAAGATTCGGCCAAGATTCCATTCTCAATGCAAACGCACGAAGAAGCGACCAACGAATATCTATAGACGTTGACGCAAACAGTAAAGAATCCATTGTTTTTTCAAACTCTGGCACCGGAAGATACCTTCGAAATTCCGGAAAATACTGTGTTGTATGACTCAAAAAATCCAAATCAACAACTTTTCGTGGTTCCCAAGCATCTGACTTCGTCGTAACACCGATAGAAGTCCAGACCTCAGCAACAGCCTTACCCGTAAACCAACCCAACCAAGAGTCAGCAACAGAGTAACTGTTGTCATCACCACACATTTTAGCGCACACATGACGCTTAAAATTGAGGCGGGAGCATTGACGATCCTCTAAAATTAACATCTCTTCTTCAAGAAGATCCTCCTCATGAGGATCCGGACAGCGTGCCAATTGGGCACGCCTAATCCGAATCTGCTTAACCCTATCTAAATCAGATAAGAACAAAGATCGCCAAATTTTAATATACGCGTAATAAAAAATACGCGTAAGCCCCTGAGTATTATCGACAATTGTACAATTTTGACCGCTAGGATTTCCTGTATCCTTGCAAATCACATCACCCTGCGGTGTGACCATCATCGTATAAATGATATCAAAATAGAGATGAATCAGACGATTCCAATTCTCTACAGTCTGAAACTGCTGCTCTAAAAAATTAAAGCGCATTTTCATCTGTGCCCACAATTGCCGCCTAAAAAAGGATGAATCATAATCTGACTCGTCCAAGGCCCATCCAACGGTAAACCGCTGAAGATCAAGAATCATAGAATGCCAATTACCATAGTATTTTGACATCCCAACAACGGACATTGTTTTTCCGTGTGAAGCATAAAACTTCTGATTCATATCGTGGCACATTTGCGACATCGACATATTGTGCGTAATGGAAGACGCAGTAAAAGTACGGATTTTGCCCTCCGCAAGCTTTTTACGAGTCCGCATTTCATACTTCTGTGAAACAGTAAAGAAAGTGCGGGCACCAAGTGTCGTTGCTATATCGTCAAAGTGGCGACGTTGAATGAACCGATATTCATCACGAAGATTCCCCTCATCATCAAACATAAAATCGTGTTTTAAGCGATATTTTTTGCTGATTGGGAACCCATTACTAGTTTGCTTGTTACATTCAGCTTCCGCAGCTTCCAATGTAATCAACGATGAGTTACAACAGTACGGAAAATAATCCGCTTCTGTCCACTCACAGGCAAGCTCCCAAGCTTCTTCATCAAGAATAGGCTGAGATTTCTCATACTTGCTCAAACTCAC